TATATAGTAATATAAACATATAAAACTAAATTGTATACAATACAATAGATACAAAAAAAAGGGTAGCCTTAATAGACTACCCTCTTAAATCTACTATTTTTCAAGTAGACCTTTTTCTTTAAGTAACGCCATAAGCATAGCGTTTTGTTGTGTTAAAGCCTCTACATTTTGCTCTAACATAGCCGTACGGCTAGTAGTAACTTTTTTAGCTGTTTTGTCTTTTTCTAATTCAGGTGTAGACAAATAAACACGGTCTGCAAATAACTTGCAAGTTAATCCATTCTCGGAGTAAAACTCCGCTACACCACCGCCACGAACACCAGTAGCGTTAGCTACAGGAATAACAAAGTTATTGCCTTTTGCACTTTTAACTACATCAGTTAGTGGAATTGTCATAGATAATGTAACTGTAGCGTTTTCTATATCTACAGTAGCAACGTATTTTCTATCTTGAATAGGTAACTTTTCGCCCTCTTTCAAGCGTGTAGCCTGTTCAAGAATAGCCTTGAAATCCAAAGTAGTAGCAGTTGGTTTTTTGTTTGTGTCAGCCATGATTAGCTCCGTTTCTCCGCCTGTTGCGGTTATAATATAACTGGTATCGTTTATTGATACCCTGCAAGCCTTTCGCTTGCTGTGACTACACTATCTCATACATCCAATGACCTAGTGCAATTCGTTGTATTTACCCCGCTTTTTGCGACATTACCCCCTACACATTATATAGTTCACTGTGATACTATGAATTTTTTCAATCTACTTCTACTATTTTCAATATACTTTGGTGCCCCTCTCAGGGGGTGGGGCTTCGCATTTCGGGCGTGGGGTGCGGACATACAAAATAGAGACTGCTTATACAAAAATTTAAACCCTTTCAAATACCTTATTGCTTTTGTACAAATCCAAACACTTCCAAATACTTTATACAGAAATCCATACAATCTATAGGTCGAAGAGCACCCAATGATGAGCAATACACTTCTCCCTATTTTTTATAAAACTAAATGAAAATAATATGAAATATAGTTGACTGTACGATATAACGAAATTCAATTTTTATAGACTACTGAGTATACTGCTCTGTAGGTCTACTGAAATACACTATGGGGTGTCGTAAGTACCCAAAAATGGCAAAATACATATTGTATGGTTTACTATGTCTTTTTCTCTTTCTTTTCTTTCTTTATATATTTCTTTCTTTTCTTTCTCTTTTTCTTCCTCGTACTTACGTACTCGTCAGAAAAATACGTTATCAGCTTTCTAGGGTAGGGCTTCCAAATACAGCAGTACTATCTATTACGAAACCGATAACGTGTATTGTTTTTCTAATTCCAAATTAGCTTGTGGTAATACCAAGTATACTCAGCAGCAACACAATAAAGGTGAAACTGTATTTTCCACCGATAGTAGTGAAAGGGCAAGAAAGGAGATTGGTAATGGCAAACGAGATTGAACAGTTAGCAGAGATATACGACAGATGTGAAAATGATTTGGTATTATTCCGACAAATGTTCTTACCAGCTGAACACGAAGTAAAGCCTGCTTGGTTTCACCGTAAATGGGGAGATGTATTACTAAATGGTAATCGACATTATGCTGTAGAAGGCTTCCGTGAGTCAGCGAAAACGTCGTACGTATTGAGAGCATTTCCAATACATTGCTTGGTATTCCCATCCAAGAAGAAACAATACATCGTATTTATCATGGCTAACCAAAGGGCAGCCAGCCGAAGGCTTAAAGATATTGCTGAAGAATACACCAGTAATGAGTTAATGAACCTTAACTTGGTTCGTATTAAAGAGCAGTCTGAAAAGGCATTTGAGATTATCGTAAAAGATAAAAACGGTGAAGAAATTACAGTACGTATGGAAGCGTATGGTAAAGGTTCTAGTGTCCGTGGTTTGAATAACAAAGATAGACGACCTGATATTATTTTGATAGATGACCCTCAAGACCTGGAGGATAGTCTTTCTGATACAGTACAGAAATCTGACTATCAATGGTTCTTATCTGACGTATACTTCCTTGGTAAAAACACACGGATATTCTTCATCGGTAATAACCTTGGTGAAAAGTGCATTATTGAACAGGTAATATCCAACAAAGAGGAATTAGGATTTGATGCGGAACGCATCCCTGTATTAAATGAAGATGGTCAATCTAACTGGGAAGAAATGTACCCAGTAGAAGCTATCAACGATGAACGTGAAAAGTGGCGTAAATTAGGGCAGTTAGACATTTGGGAACGTGAAAAACTTTGTATTGCTATTTCTCCAGAAAGCCAAATCTTTAAGAAAGAATACTTTAGGTATTATGACCCTAACACGATACAACTTGAAGAGTGTTCTGTATTTATTGCTTGTGACTTGGCTATATCTGAAAAAGAAACAGCCGATTTCACTTCTGTATGTGCTGTCGCTGTAAACTCTGACAATCACTGGTTCCTACTTGAAATTGATTATGGTAGATGGGACCCTACTAAAACGATTGATACCATATTTCAAATGGTTCAAAAATACCGACCAATTTATGTTGGTATAGAAAAAGTCGCTTATCAAGCGGCTCTTATTCATTTTGTGGAGAAGGAAATGATTAAACGTAACACTTGGTTTACCGTAAAACCTTTAGAAGCAAAAGAGAAAAAAGAAATCCGTATCGCAGCTTTACAACCAAGATTTAAAGCTGGTACATTATGGTTCCCTATGGGGCAGGATTTCTTAGTAGAGTTAGAGAGTGAGTTCTTATCATTCCCTAAATCTCTACACGATGATTTAATTGATAGTTTAGCACATATTTCAGCTATTGCCAGTCCGCCTGTAGGTACATTCGGTTCGGTAAGTACAGCTGATATACCGATGGGAGGTGCAATGTAAGATTGGCTGAAGATTTTACAGTTGAATTAACTGGTCAAGAGGCGGATAAAGCCTTATTGAGTTTAGTTAAAGCTGATATTGCTGATGCTGAGGCATATCAACAATCTATTATCCAGCCTACTGTGCGTGAGCGTTACAATATTTATTACGCAGATAAAGAATACTACTCTCACAAATTCCCAATTTTGAGTAAAACTTCTTCTTTGGTATCTACAGACGTAGCTGATACCATCGAATGGGCGTTACCATCTTTAATGAAAGTATTTACTGGCTCTGATGAAGTAATTACCATTCAGGGTGTTACAGAAGAAGATGACCAAAACGCAGAAGTAATGCAAAGTTTATTGGTATACCAATTACAACGCCAGAATAAATTCTTCCCTATCCTGTATAATTGGATGAAGGATGCGTTGATTACTGGTATGGGTATTATCAAATGCTATTGGGAACGTACAGAAGGTTATACTCCAGAAACTGCACAGCTTAATGCGGATGCATTAAAGCTCTTAGCACAGACTGGTGTAGAAATTACTAGCGTTGAAGGACCTGATGTGATGGGTGATTTCACTGTAACATGGAATTCTCCGTATTATATCAAGAATAGTCCTAAATTAGAAAACATATTAGTGTCTGAGTTTTTATATTCTCCTGATGCTAAAAACCTCGAAGATGCGAATTTCGTAGCACACCGCAAAAAGGTTACTATGTCTCATCTTCGTCAAAAAGAGCGTGAAGGTATTTACGCTAATGTAGACATGGTTCACCCTGATAATGGTCCAGTATCTTGGATTACAGACCAAGTAGAGGACGTAATTGGCGACCATTACACACCATTACATAATAACCAACAAGATAAAGCTCGTGAAGAAGTTACGATTTATGAATGTTACACTAAAATTGACTTCAATAACGATGGTATTCTTGAAGATATGATTATTACCATTGCTGGTGATGTTATTCTTCGTGCAGAACCAAATTACATGGGTAGACACCCATTCTTCTCTATTTCTCCAACTAAAGACCCTCATCGCATTTGGGTAAAACGCTCTTATGCAGAGCTAATTGGGGAATTACAGGATATGAAGGTAGCCCTCACTCGTCAAATTGTACAAAATATTGCTTTAACTAATGACCCTAAGATGATTTTAGCAGAAGATAGTATTAATATCTCTGACTATATTGAAGGTCGTAAGGTTATTCGTAAAAAACCGGGTTCTAGTATGGGCGATGTAGCTATGGCAATGCCTGTAAATCAATTATCCCCTCAAACATTCCAATTCTTGGAGTATTTAGAAGGACAAAAGGAAAACCGTACTGGTATTACACGGTATAACCAAGGCTTAGATGCTAACAGCCTTAACAAAATGTGTGATATTCACCATATGATACCACTAGCTAATGGTAAATTCAAAAAATTAAAAGACATTGTAGACGGTGATATTCTTGTAGGTCAAAATGGTCAACCAACCACTGTTGTTAAAGCACACGAAATTCAACTTCCTAAAAAGGCATACTCTATTGAGTTCTCTAATGGCGAAGTTATCCGTGCTGGTGGCGAACATTTATGGACTATTAGAAACCAACGTGGTGTTCGTAAAACAGTTGATACTGATTATATCTTTGATTATATGTCAAAATATAAACAACCTGTGTATATTGACCGTGTAAATAAACCTCTAGCTGGTATTCATAAAGAATTACCTTTAGACCCATACTTCTTAGGCTTATGGCTAGGCGATGGTGGTAGTTGTCAAAACGTATTTACTACAGAAGATAAAGAAGTTCTTGATTATGTGAATAATTGGGCTATATCTCATGGTGGCTATATTGAACAAACTAAACACCAAAACTCTGGTAAGGCTCTAACATATCGCATTAAAGATACTAATTTGACAGATATTTGTATTGAGCTTGGTATTCGTAAAACTCGATATGCGAATACTGGCGTAAAACATATCCCAGAAATCTATTTTGAAGCTAGTTATGAACAACGCCTTGAATTGTTAAGAGGCTTAATGGACACAGATGGTTGTCATCATAGTGGCGGTTTCTGCATCTTTACTCAAAAAGAAGGTCAATTATGTGACGATGTGATTAGATTAGTAAAATCTCTTGGTTGGGATGTAACGGTCCATGAAACAAATCCATGTGAATTTGCTAAACCTAATACCAAATATTTTAATATTGGTATTTCTGCACTTGATAATCCATGTAAATTGTCTCGCAAAGCAAACAAATGGAAACGTCAAACTCGTATGACAGATAAGGTAAAAATCAAATCTATTACTGAGATTGAACCTATTCCAATGCGTTGTTTAACTGTAGATGCAGAAGATGGACAATTCTGTATTGAATACACCTATACCGTGACACACAATACGGCTACTGGTATTAGTGCTATTTTAGGACAATCTGCACAACGATTGGAATTAGTGGCTCGTATGTTTGCGGAGACAGGGATATCGGAACTGTTTCGTTTTATGGTTAGCCTTAACCAAAAATTCGTAGACCAAGAAACTGTGGTTCGGCTAACAAATAAACAGTTACGTATTAGCCCTGACGACCTCAATGGTAATTTTGACTTAGTTGTAAATGCTGGCATTAGTATTTCTACTAAAGAGTCCACTATTATGACATTGCAAACAATGCTTACAGCGTTAATGCAAACACAAGCAGCTGGTATTCCTATTGTAACACCACAAAACATTTACAATCTATTCAAAAAATGGATTGAAAGTGCTGGCTTTAAAAACTACAACGATTATGTTACAGACCCAGCGGTTGTACAACAACGTGCTGTCATGGATATGCAACTTAAACAACAAGTATTAAGTAGCTTGCCACCTGAAGCATTACAAGCATACATGACATTTGGTGTATTACCACCACAATATTTATTAATGTTACCACCTGAATTACAATTATTATTTGGAGGCGAAGGCAATGGCACAGAACAAAGTGGATTATTCGGAGCTGTCCAAAATAACGGCTCACCTGCAAGCGGAAATGCAGGACAGGGATTTAGCTTCGGCGGTCCAAACCTTGCTCAAGGACTGGTTGGAGGCGTATCAAGGACTGATAATCAATCGCCTCAAAACGTGCCACGTCAAGGAAATGGAGCACCAACGGAACCTTCTGGTGGCATCGGAGGCTTTTAATGATTTCCTAACTGCTGTAATTGCAAATGGCGATATGGCAGAAGCTGACCTTAAAGCGATTTTGGAGGCTGAGGCTTTTAATAGTCAAACAGGCTTTTATCCAGAATAAACAAAATAACCACGATTGGGGGTGATAATTTGATGACTGAACTCGTATATGGCGTAGTATGATGGAGGTGGTCCAATTATCTCCCTGTTCAGGGCTAAGAACAATTTTAAGAAAGGATATGTAAAATTGAAGATTTCTTACAGTAACAAAAAGTTACCCTTTCAATATGACATTAACTCAGGAACATTCACCCAACTGACTCCAGTGCAACAAAATAAAGGTGAAAGTTCTACAAATAATGAATATAGTGAAAGGCAAAGCTTCACACCAGAGCAACAAGCATTGCTAAATGCAAAGCCTAGTCCTAGTGCAAAACCACAGCATCAGGTTATGACAGCTAACCCTACGCCTAGTCAACCACATATGGATTTGACACCACGTATGGGCTATGCTCCGATTGCAGAGCAGTTGGCAAAACAAGCTGGCGTCCAAGCTGCTGTTCCTAACTACCAAGATTTCATGAAGCAAAGAGAGCCAATTAATCAAGCGAAAGCTCAATATGAGGCTACTCAAGGCTACCCTAAAGACGGCACGTATAAGCCATCACAAGATTTTACATCTGTGAGCATGGCACCTAAATTCCAAAGTGATGGTAGTAAGGAATTTGCAGCTAGTCATCAAGGCTTGTCCAACCCTAATGCTATTTATGATATTTTGCAACAAGGTAAGGCTTTAGAGGAAAAATTCCGTAATGCGGCTGAAGGAAACTATACCCCATTAACTATGGGACAGATTGCTCAGCAACGTATGAATGCAATTCCTCAAGATATGGCTTGGGCACGACAAAACCCATTCTCTAAAGAAATGGGTTATCAATGGGCAGACGATAAAAAACTTGGAGAGCTTGGTTGGGGTACAGATGACATTACGTCTATGAAAGCACGTACTGAATTCCACCCACAAGAGATTGAAGAGTTGTATCGTCAAGGTGCTATTCGTGCTCCATATCGTGAGTATTTAGCAGAGCAAGAACGCTTGCGACAACAAGCAGAAGCCGAAGCTGCTAGAGTAGCACAAGCTAGAGCGGCATCTTATTCTTACAGCGAACCTGATAGTGGTTATTATGAAGCACCATCAGATACTCCTAGTGAGGTAAGTACACCAGCTCCAGTACCACAACCACAATTTAGTGGCGACTATTCTATCCAAGCACCACACCAATCCATTTGGGATGGTTCTACCATCGGTCGTTTCTTTAACGGCTTAGGACGTGGTGGTGGTACTACACAAGCTGGCGACTGGACAGTCGTAGATGGCTTATAATTTGTATTAACATTCACCAACCCGTTAGGGAGTGAAAGGAGAAAACATGAAGGATTTTGAATTTAATTTGCAAACATTTGCAGAAGGTGAAGTAGACGTACCTGCAACGGAAACTGAACCAACAGAAGTTACTGATGTAGCTGAAACAGGTGGCGACACTACACCTGCTGATTTTGATTTTGGCATTGATGGAAACGGCGATGTATTCTTTAATGGCAATCGAATGCTTTCTTTTGATGGAGATGACGAAGTAGACCCTGCTCCAGAAACGCAGGACTCTGAAGAAGGACAACCTACAGAACCTGAACCAGAAAATAAAGCACCAGAACCACAAATGTATACAGTCAAAGTTGACGGTCAAGAAATGCAAGTTCCTCTTGAGGAATTATTAAACGGTTATCAACGACAAGCTGATTATTCTCGTAAAACGCAAGCGTTGGCTGATGAACGCCGTCAGTTACAACAACAATATGCTCAATATCAACAACCTCAAGCACAACCACAAGTACAAGAGCCGCAACAACCACAAATCACTCAAGCGGATTATTACAATAAATTAACAGAATTTGCGAAAGGTGAAGTTGAAAAACATTTAGGAGCAGAGTTTGATGAACTTAATCCTGTTCATATTGCAGCATTAGCAGATAGCGTAGCTACTATTAAAGCTCAAATTTATGAACAACAAGCTGTTCAAAAGAATTTCACAAACGTGGTAAACCAATTCCGTCAAGACCCTAACTTCGATGAAATTGACCGTTATGCACAATATAAGTTGCAAAACATGCCTTATCAACAAGCAGTAAAAATTCAAAATGCTTTAGATAACTATGATGCTGATACAGTAGCTCAATTCATGACAGCAGCTCGTAATGAATATTACGGCATGATGAATGCTCAATATAATCAGCAATCAGCACCGCAACAATCGGTACCAAATATTCCACAACCAACCAATAAACCAAAACCTCCTGTATTAGAAGGTGCTGGTAGTTCCGAACGACCACCTATGTCCGCAACACAACAAGTTGACTTTAAATCTTTAGGTCGCATGACGAACGATGAGTTGGTTAAAGTATTCCAACAAACTGGCTTGACCAGATTATAATTTTTGAAAGAGGTATAACACATTGGCAGATAAAGATATGGCTGTCCGTTCCTTTACCGTTGTAGGTAAAAAAGAGGACATTACTGATTTTGTTACAGCAATTGACCCTGACCAAACGCTTTTAACTAACAAGTTTGGTAAAACTTCCGTTAAATCTACAGAACATGCATGGTTGAATGACTCCTTACGTCCAGCTATGGAAAATGCTTACCAAGAAGCAGTTGACTTCGACTCTCAAAAAGCAAATCCACGTAAACGTGAGTCCAACTATGTACAAAAATTCTTGCATGGTTACTCCGTAACTGATACTACTCAAGCTATTGCTAAATACGGTGTGTCCGATGAATTGGGCTATCAAATGGTAAAAGCGACTAAAGAAATTGGTCGTGACCTTGAGTATGCTATCGTTCGCAACAAAGCTAAAGTTATGGGTGACGATGCTATTGCTGGTAAAATGGGTGGTATTCCTTACTTCTTGGAAAACTTCAAAGAAGTTACAGCAACAACAGCTGGTGTATTCACATTGGCTAACCACAAATTCGTAAACGGCGACGTTGTTATGTTCCGTGCGAAAACTGGTACTCTTGATACTAAATTGAAAGCTAACACTCAATACTTCGTAAAAGTAGTTGATGCTAATACTTTCAATATCTGTGAAACAGAACAAGAAACAACTGCAACAGCTCCTAATACTGTTAAACCAGCAGCAGCTATTAATGCAGGTTCTACAGAATTAACTTCTGGTAATGCTATTGATGCTAAATCTGCGGCAGGTGCAGGTGCTCTTACATTTGACCTTATCAATGATGCTATGCAAGCAGCTTGGTCCCGTGGTGGTTCCATTGACTTCGCAGTAATGTCTGGTAAGAACAAACGTGTATGCTCTGGTTTCACTCAAGGCACTACTAAAAACCGTGAACAAACTTCTAAAGAATTGGTAGAAGTTGTAGATGTATTGGAAACAGACTTCGGTCGTATCGATTTGGTTTCCCACCGTATGTACACAGATGATGTAGTGGACTTAATCGAAGCACAATACTGGAAATTGGGTTACTTAATTCCATTCCACGTTGAAGATGGCTTGCGTAAAGGTACTTACAAATCTAAATACATCACTGGTGATGCTACTTTAGAATGTACAGCTCCTATTGCAAACGCTCGCATTTACAACATCAAAAAATAATAAATGATATGGGGAGGGCGACCTCCCCTATTTTTTTTAGGAGGTACTATGAGACTAGGAACACAAGTAGAAGTAGACCCTAAGACTGGCGAATGGAAAATCAAACAAACGTATGATGAGGGTGTAGTACTCCGTGAATGTAAACGTATGCGTGACAGCATGGAGGAAGGTAGAATTCATGATGGTAAAGCCAAAAAGATTGCCATGATACCACGCCATAGATTTGCTACTGACTTTGAATTGATGCAATATCAACAATGTCAAGGTAAAGATAATGTAGAGGCATCTAAGTGGTTAAATATTTGGTTAGCTAAGAACCCAGAATTTAGAACTACCAATACTATTTACTCTGAAAATACAGGTAAAATTATTAAATCTACAGCCAAATACGGGGGTATTTAATGATTAGAGTACAGTCCATTATTGAGAGTATCTTATATAACTTGGACGAAGCGTACAATCGACAACATTCAAATAACGAATTAATTGATGCAATTAATACGGTGTTACGATATGTGAATTTGTCTTTAATCAATGTTGAAAGTTCTTATATTGCCAACAAGGTTAATATTAAACCAAGTAATGGTGTAGCTAAACTACCTAGCGACTTTGGTAAATTTGACAGTATTGAAGAAAATACAAATGATACATATGAAATCATGGGCAATAAGATTTATCTTAAAAATCCTACTACTTTAAAATACTATCGTATTATTAATGAAGTAGAAGATGTAACAGATGAGATTGACTTGCCTGCTATTTTGTTTGATATGTTTGTCCGTTTCTCTACAATGTTATTAAGAAAAGAACCTGACAAAACTGGTGGTTCTGATGGTATGGCTAAAATGATTGCTGACGAAATTAAAAAAATGACAGCAAGCGATGCTAGTAGACCTATTGAACGACCTATGCAGTTCTATGTATAAGGAGCCGTAATGAAAGTAAAAGAAATGTTGATTTTGGCAAGACAACGACTTGGCGATATGCAAAAAACGGCATACTCTGATATTGAGTTGATTTACTGTTTAAATAACGCTATCGACCGCTTGTCTTATGAATTATACAATCAAAACGACCCAGAACTTACAAAGAAAATGACATTGAATGGTACACAGGAAACTAAACGTCCTGATGATTTCATTGCGTTTCAAGGTCAATTCCCTGTTGAATTTGAATACCGCACTGACGGTCCTATTATGAAACATCTTGACCCAGAGTTTGATGGGGAACTTGAAATTGTTTATTATGTAGCAATGCCTCATGTTAAAAGTTTGGAAGATGAAATTCCATTCAAACGTGTAATGTTTAATAAACAATTATTGCAATTCTTGTTATATGAAGCTAAACCTTCCCTTGAAAAAGAAGGGCAAAATAGCAATACTACACCAGCTGACCAAGGCTAGGAGGTAATATGACAGTAAAAGAATTAATGAATAAAGCGGCATTACGAAACCGCTTATCTGATAGTATTGAAAGTGGGTATGATGACGATGAATTGATTGCATACTTTAACGATGCAATTAACTTTATGTGGCACGTCCTAATTGACAATAACTATTACGAAGTAATTGGCGATATGACCTTTACCCAAAAGGAAACACCTACGCCAGCAGATTGGTATAAAGCAACTAACCAAGCACCATTACTGTTAAAAAATAATGGCAAAACAATCGAATGCTATGGTGAATTACCATATGCTGTTCGATATTATCGCAGACCTCAATTTGTATCTACAGTTAATGATGAATTACCATGGGCAAATGAAGCATTCCCGAATATTCTTGCACAATTAACAATCGTATTCGCAATGAGTAATCATGAATTTGATATGACTGTAGAACAAGATTTTGTGGAGGCTATTATTAATTATTTATAGGAGGATAAATGGACAAACAGAATAACCTACCATCTACAATAAATGGTGATGGTCGTAAATTTATCTCCTTGCTTAAAGGGTACTTAAATGATATTAAGGCTTCTTTAGAAGACCAAATCAATGAAGCTACAAAGATTTGGAATGGTATTGCTGACAACCCTGATACTATATCTGAACAAGTCCGTAATATTACCATAGACGAACGCTCAGTTAATGGTAGTGTATCTCTCATTCTTAAATGGGATAGCACTCCTATTAAACAATATGCAGGCGTAAGTATAGATGTTAAAGTTGGTGATTTCCACGATACAGTAGACCAATTTGCTGACAAGCAGGTCCATCAACATTACGATACAGGCAAAACAAATATCTTTACAATACCAAACGTAGAGATTGGTAAAAAGTATGAATTCGTAATTCGTGGTAGAGATATTCGTAATGCTCTTTCTGAAAAAGCTAGAGCCCCTGTTACGTATTATTATGTATCTGAACAAACTCACGTTCCTGAAGCTCCATATGAAGCAACAGTAATCTTTGACAAGCGTGGTGCTTATTGGTCTTGGAAACAGAAACCACAAAATGATTATCAATGGACTGAATTACGTTTAGATGAACATGTTGGCGAAGAACATAACCGATTAGATTTGACTACCGATTGGCATTCTACTGCTAAACCATATACACGTGTTGGCACTGGTTATATCTATAACAAAGGTGTTGGTAATTCGTATTCAGTACCTGCTAAAGTAAACTATAATAAAGCTGTACCAGCTAAACCGACACAGTTTGTTGTTAAACCAGTAATTGAAGGTCTTAATATTACTTTTGCTAGTATTCCAGAAGACTGCACGGGAGCTATTGTTTATGTTAATAATGAAGAAAACTTTGTGGTGGATAACAGTCTTAATTACCTCTGTTCTACTGGTACTTACGTTGTTAAGGTTTGCTACGTTGACATTTTTGGTAATGGCGAAATGTCTAACCCAGTAACAATTAGTACTATCGAAGAAATACCAATTGAAATGCTTAACAAAGAAAAGCTGGGCATTAATGCTATCAATCAAGGTATTACAGATATCAATAATGCTCGTAAAGAGATTGATAAGAAGATTGGTGGATTACAAACATCTCTAACTTCTATGAATGGGATTATTGATGCCAAGGTTAAAGATGCTAAAGATACTGCTGAAAGCAGATTGACTGCTACGGCTAACGCTATTAATTCAACTGTATCAAATAACTTTAATAATTTACAAACTAGCATTACACAAGTTGCTAATAGTATCGAAGTTAAAGTTAAAGCAGGCGTTGATAAATTAACTGGTCAAGAGATTGTATCTCGTATTAATTTAGCTCCAGATACAGTTAGTATTTCTGGTAAGTATATTCATATTACTGGTCAAACTGTATTTGATAATGGTGTAATCGTTGCCAAGCATATTGGTGATAAAGCTATTGTTGGCACTAAGATTGCAGATGATACTATTACTACTGGTAAGCTAGTAGCCAATGCCATCACTGGCGATAAGATTGCAGCTAATGCGGTAACATCAGATAAAATCAAGGCAGGCTCTGTGACAGCTACTCAAATTGCAACTGATGCAGTAACAGCCGATAAAATTAAAACTGGCTCTGTGACAAGTGATAAAGTAGTAGCAGGGGCTATTACTGGCGATAAGATTGCAGGTAATAGTATTAGTGGTGATAAAATCCAAGCAGGTGCTATTGATACTAACAAACTTAAAGCAGGTGCAGTTGATGCAAGCAAAATAAGCGTTAACTCTCTATCTTCTATTACAGCTAGAATAGGAACATTAAAAACTGCCGACACTGGTGCTAGAACAGTTATAAAAGATAACTTAATTGAAGTGTTTGATGAGAAAAACAGGTTAAGGGTTAGAATGGGGGTTTGGAATTAATGCCACAAGGGCTACAAACATTTTCTGAAAATGGCTCTTTAATGATTGATGTATCCAGTAGAATACAAAAATATCTTGGAGTTGTAAACTGTCCAAAAAACATGAATTCTGGTACTGTTCAAAATAAATATTTAGAGGAGGGTGATTTATGGTATCTAATATTACCAGACTCATATCCAGAATTAAGGCTAGAGGGAAACAAACAATTCACTTATTCCGTTCCTACTGTTACAAAAAATGGCGACAAATTGCAATGGTCATTCTCTCAAAACCACATTGGGTGCCGAATTTTATACGGAGTTTTTTAATGAAGTATTTTGAAGTCAATAATGATAATAACCATTTACAAATCGACGACACATATATGAACCTATATATGACCAGAAAAATTAAATTAGATAATACATCTGGCACAATACAATTTCAAAATGGCGAGATAATGGCTGCTATCGGTAACGGGACCAACTCTATTAACGGGTATTGTTCTAATTCCAGTGACCATTGTGATTACTACATAGATAACGCACAAAATGCTTATATCTATATTTTCGCCACATCCCCTCAATCATCTTCTACTTCTGGTATGCAAATCTTTAATGAAGCTGGTAAGTTAGTTTTTGACTCTAATCAAAAACAAGCCAAGGTTATTGCTGTGGGTACAAATAGTGGCACTGTGGTTGGGAGCAATATAGCCATAGCTTCTGGTGGTTTAACCAAAATGTCGGACTTAACTGTACAAATTGACTCTCAGATACAATGGAAGCCTAGATATGAGTCGGTTACGAAATGGGAGTTTGTTGATGGTAAATTTCAACCAGTTACTAAGATGGAGTGGCACGACTATTATGATGTATATATAGGTCGCAGAGAAATACGCAATATATATACGAATAACGTATATATCAATGGAGGAGTAATATCAACCAAGGAATTTAAAAAAGATGAATTTGATAGTGGTATGAAAACGCTTTACAATCAATTAGGAGTGACATATCAAGACTCTCTCTATTATCAAGTACGCTACCCTGCTGGCTTTTCATATGGTGTTAATAAAAGTAGTGGTGTTATTTCTACTTATAGTTATGTAGTATTAGATGTAAATGGTTTATAATGGAGGTTTAATGATTGAAATAATGCTGCCCCCTCCAAAGGATAGCATTCTTTCCTATTTGTATCATAGTGCACCAGATAATGTTGTCTATGATATTATTTTCTGTATTTTAGCCGTAACAATTCTATTATTGATAGATATTCTATTACGGTTTGTAATTGAACTTATTGAATACAACAAAGCAGTTGGTAAAGAATGTACCGCATGGAATATGTTTAAAGCATTATTCCTTGGCTGGGGAACTGTTACTCTCTCGAATGGGAAAACAAAAAGATTTTTAGTAAGTAAAGCATTCCGTAAGTCTCTATTCTCTAAGGTGTCTTTTGAATATCCTATTTTCTTCACTCTAGCAGCTACAGCATGGTCATTGCCTGATGTTCCTGTTATGGGATTTAGAATAGATGCATTACTCTCAATGCTATTTATGTTAGCACCAATGTTATGTGAGATTGTATCTATTATCGAAAAATTAAATGAATTAGATGCAGAAGCCTTTAGATGGTTTAAGGAGTTACGTCAATTTATCAAGGACACTAAAGAGGTGATAAAATCTTGAAGCGTGTTATTGAAATGTTAATGTATGAGAATGGGGGTTTATCCCTCACTCGTACAATTTCTGTCTTGTTTGTATTGCTATTTATTGGTGTTACAATTTACTTAGTATTCTTTGACGCTAGATGGGACCATTATGAAACACTTGCTACTATGGCGGCAGGTGGTGGTCCTATGACACAAGTTGCTAATAAATTAATCAACTCTAAATACAATTCAGGCATTGGAACTTATGAAGAAAGGAAAGGAGCTGAATAATGGCAAAGTTTAAATCTACTGTACCAGTATATGACATTACCGTCAATCAAGGCGACGACTACTCTTTGCAAATGATTGTAAGTGATGGTAAGAATGCACCGATTGACATTACTGATTATACATTTGCTTGTAAAGTAAGAGAAACAGCAGAGAGCCAAGAAGTAATCGCAGAAGCAGAATGTGTAATTAGTGATGCACCTAACGGTGTATTAAATATCAATTTCTCTTCTGAAGTTACTGGCAACATTGATACTGATGGCGACTACTACGGCGAAACGAACTCTTACTATTACGATGTTCAGCAAACTAATACAAATGGACGAAAAGAACGTATCGTCCAAGGTAAGTTTATTGTAAGCCCCGGCATTTCTTTCCACTAGGAGGTATATATGGCTGATAAAATTATTAAAATTATACAAGCCTCTACTCCTAATATTACGATTAATCACAATCGTGATGGAAAAGATGGCAAAAATGGTAAAGATTTTAAATTCGAAGATTTCACTCCTGCACAGCTAGAGAAACTAAAAGGTCCTAAAGGTGATAAGGGCGAAACTGGCGAAAGAGGTCCTGAGGGTAGTGTAGGTCCTCAAGGTCCCGTTGGTCCTAAAGGTAACGACGGTCAAGCAGGTCCTAAAGGGGCAGATGGTAATATTGGTCCTATGGGTCCAGAAGGTCCTAGAGGTTTAACTGGTCCGAAAGGTGATGCAGGTGAGCGTGGTCCTATTGGTCCTAAAGGCGAACAAGGTAATGTTGGTCCTGTAGGTCCACAAGGTTTACAAGGTATTCAAGGTGTACGTGGTGAAGCAGGTCCTCAAGGTCCTCGTGGTATTCAAGGTGAAAGAGGTCCTATCGGTCCAATCGGTCCTACTGGTTTACAAGGTCCAAGAGGTGAACGAGGGGAGCCTTTTAAAATTAGCTCTATCCAACCATCTGTAGCATCTGTACATAACAACGCCTCTACATTCTCTGAATATAGCCTAGTTATGGTTCGCTCTAATGATGCTGATAATGGTAAAGTATTCGTTAAAAATGGCAATGTAATGGAATACCTCATTACTATGTCTGGCGTTAAAGGTGATAAAGGTGATATTGGTCCACAGGGTCCAATAGGTCCAACAGGACCACAAGGTCCTAGAGGTGTAGATGGTCCTACTGGTTTACAGGGTAATGTAGGTCCACAAGGACCACAAGGCAATATCGGACCTAAAGGCGAAAATGGTGAACGAGGACCAAAAGGAGATGTAGGTCCTGCTGGTCCAAAAGGGGATAAAGGCGATAACGGTACACAACCAGAATTAACATTTACACTAGCTGAAAATGGCGATTTATTTGTGGATATTGCTTATTCTAACCTTGCACCTAGAAATGAAGTAGCACCTAATGCTGTAAATACTAATGCAATCAAAATATATGACGTTATGTGGGGCGTAGCACAGGCAGGAGCCGCAGGCAATGGCAGGGGATATCTTGAATATAATCCTGCTACTGGTTTTGGTAAATTACACTTAGATATGAAAGTTACTGGTAATGGTTCTGGTAATGGTGGGGTATTGTGTTCACTACCTGCTAGTTCTCCTGTTCCTAAGCGGTTACTTGAAGTATCTGTTGATGCTAACAACAATAGCGTTTACGTAGAGCCTAACCAACGTAATATCAAAGGTTGGGGTGTAGCAGGTGCTAATAAACGATATATTTTAGATATTGTTGGTTTCTGGGAAGGAGGTCAGTAATGCCAAGAATTAAATTAGGTAATATTAAAGGTCCTAAAGGCGATGTTGGTAAAAGTGCTTATCAGTCTTGGTTAGAACTTGGTAATACAGGCACAGAAGCTGACTTTATTAAAAGCCTTAAAGGCTCTGCACCAACATTATTCAAGAGTGCAGATAACATTGTTAAGGTGTTAGAAATTCCTTTGGATAGTGGTGTAAACCAATGTCAAGGCTTTACATATAGCGAAGAAGCCAATGCTTTCTATATTGCTTGTGTAAATAATGACAATACCAAACAAGTGTTCTATAAATACAATGCTGACTTCTCTACTTTAATGTCCAAGCAAACATTTGCAGATAAAAATAGATTAGGTCATTGTAATACATTGTGTGCTTACAAAGGCAAAATTTATGTAGCTAATGGTGCTGTAAATCCTAACCAAGTAGCTGTTATGACTACTGACATGGCGATTGAAAGCACTGTAAACTTCCCTAATAAGGTGTTCAATCTAGCTTACGACAAAACAGCTAATAAGTTTATTTCTATCTTGTATACTGGTACTACCAAACAACGTACTGTTCAGTATTACAATGAAAGTCGAGTGTTGGAAAATACTACAACTGTGCCAATTATCTCTACTAACCAAGATACAAATGGGGCGTTATATAATGGCAAGAGTATTGTATTCTCTGTTGGTGGCTATATTATTGAAAGTTTAGAAGGTAGTGTTACTAATACAGAAGTAACATCTGCACTTGAAGTTGAAGATTTTGCTATTGCTAATGGTGAAGTATATTTCACAGCTAATAACAATGGCAAAGTAGAAGTATACAAACACAGTACTAACACTAAGTATTTCAATAATATTAACTATACACCGCCGAGTATTCCACCATTAGATAATAATGTTCCACTGACTGGTAAAGATACATCTGGTGTTGAATGGAGTTTAATTAAACTTTCCAGAGGCAATGGTGTTGAGGTTGGTCATAAAGATAAACCTTTAGCATTATCTGCTAGTCGTATTACATGGTGGGACGGTTCAAACTCTCGTTCTTTATTAACAACTAAAGATTTTGATAGTGCATCTAAAACCTTATATACTAAAAAGGAAGTAGATGATACATTTATCTCTAAAACTAAATATGAAGCTGATTTAACAGCTCTTAAAGAAGCTGTGGATAGATTAAATCAATAGGAGGTTCTATGGATATTCAAAGCGTAATTATTTCTTTTAACGAATTAAACAACACTAAACAGGCTATTGCCAATGCAATACGTGCCAATGGTGTTTCTTCTTCTGGTCGGTTCGCAAACTTTGCTAGTGAAATCAGTTCTATTCAAGCTGGCATTGGCGGCTCCGATTATAAAACATTAATGAATAACTTGAGCCAATATAATGTGTTTAGAAAAGGCAACGATAATAGATTATCTGCTATTGGTACAGTAAAAGAAAGACATGAAGTTGTTATAGATAATAGCGTTACAATTTATTCTTTATACAACATTGAGAATGTTAGAATTTCAGATGGTCAATATAAAAATCGTGTAAAACAAATAGCTTCAAATAAATCTTATCAATTAACAGCTAATGGTCAAAACTGTGGAAATGTTAGTTATTTCACATTGGCATTAAGTGTAACGCCGCAAGAAGCTGATAATCCTAATGGTTCTGTGAATATTACATATACCACTAATGGTCAAGATTATACTGTTACTATGCCAATTAAGGATAATAAAACTGTTAAACCACATGATAATACTAAGCCAGTGTACTGGTTAGTTCAAAGTATATTCAACCCAGACATTGATAATAAAGATTTAAAACAAGCGGTAAGTGTGCCCGACTTTGATAATAGAGGGGCAACATTCTATAGTCGCTTTAATGGCTTCCAAACACATAAATCCCGACCTGCAATTTTTGATAAACTTAACACCGTAATGGGCTACAACATGGTTGATGCTATTTTAACATTGAATAAAGATAACTCAATCATTGAAGCTGTTCCTGTTAAGCTCGCAAGAAATGTATTCGCTGAGACGATTGCGTTAGATGGAGGCGGTAATGGTGCTGTGTTAGAGTTTGATGGTAGCAACTTGGTATTCCATTATTCTGATACCGAAGGAAAATTGGGTGAGAAATTTATTATTTCCACAACAGGTTCTACAAGTAAAACCGACGCTTCTATTGTTAACAAAATTAAAGAACTTAACAAAGACCCAAATGCATATTTAGGTATTGCTATGTATTCTGATGGCTCTCCTATTACAATCGCAGAGGCTAAAGCGGCGGGTATGTTATAATGGCTCAAAAACGTGGCAAAACTAAAAAAATTGTTACCGTTAAATTAGATGATTTAACTGGTGGCATGAATATTGCCAAGTCTCCTGAGTTTATCAAAGATAATGAAGTTGTTCGCTTAGAAAACATGGAATTCGATGTAGTAGGTAGTAAATTAAGAACACGGAGGGGTTTAAGTACCCCTCTAGCTTCTTTCAATTCTCCTGTTACTCATGTATACAATGACTACGAAATGAATGATTTCTTCGTATTCCTCAAAAATAAAGAAGTATACAGATATGAATTTGGCAAACAACCAGTCTTGATTGGTAAAATTAATGGAGATGCGGAACGCCCTTCTTGTTGTAAATGGAAAGGCTCTTTACTTATTGCAAGTGGTTCTAAGCTACAAGAATACAATTATCAAACACTGAAAACAATTGACGGTAGTCCTAACTGCGATATTGTATTTACACGCTCATCTCGTGTAGTAGTAGCGAAAACTGGCTCTGATTTACTTATCTATTCTGCCATCGGTGATGTAAATACTTGGAACGAGAATAGCAATGATGCTTCTGCACGTAAAGATGTTAATGTAGGCTACGGTGATGGTGGCGACATTGTTGCAATAGCTGAATTAGCTTCTGATGTATTAGTATTTAAAAGTAATGGCTATATTTACGACGTTCAAAACGAACCAGAAGAGTGGTCCATTACATTACTTGCTAATAACTCTGATATAGTAAGTAGACATGCTTGCGACAACATTAACTCTGATATTGTATTTGTATCTACACGTGGTTTAAAATCTGTTAAAAGTTCTCAAGTATATGCAAACTTTAATGTTATGGATATTGGTGATAACATCAACCCAGAACTGAAAAATAATGTTACTAAACCATTTATTTCCGATTTACGAAGAACAAAACAAATGGTCGTGAGCGGTGCATGCGGTAGAGAAATGTTTGTATATCATTACTGGACTGGTGGATATACTAAATGGATTTTCCCTTATAATGTTACATCAATTTGTGAAAATCAATACCATGTATTGGTAGCCATGAACACAGATGACACTCATGGTGCAATTTACGAATTTGATTTTAAATATACAACTGACAATGGTTACTCTATTCATCAACTTATTCAATCTAAGGAAATGAGAGATACTCATAACCTTAATGCTTATAGAACTTACATTGACATTCAATCCGAAGAAAACGATGGTCGTGGGTATATTTACATCAATGATGTACAATTAACCCATAAATGGACCGTTAAAGAATTGCAAGGTGAATTTAAAACACAAATTCTTGCACCAATTCTTCGTTTTAGGTTTGAAACAGACGACCCTATTATCTTTAAATATATTTCTTTTGATATAGTATTAGAACGAGAAAGTATGGTGAGTGACTCCTCAGCAGCACGTGGAAGGAGAAAATCAACAAGGAGTCGAAAGGGTAGAGACCAGAATGACTTCTTGAAAGGAGCTCATAAAAATGGCGGTAGCCCTTACAGCTAATATACAAAAACATATTGACGAATATCAACACCGTGTTGGTCGTAGTTACCTTGATGATTGGGATTACCTATTCCATCCTCTAGTATGGTTAAGAGAAGACGGTTCCTTCCTTACCTTTGGTATTATAGACGATACGCTAGAGATTGATATTGGATGTGGTGTCCCTCTTGTTGAGGGGTGGAAACATATTCATGCTATGGCTAAAAAATTAGGATTAAAACGTGTAGCATCGTATACCGACACACGTAATCCTAAAGCGTATGCAAGATTAGTTAAATGCGAATATGAAGAACGCACTAACGAAAACGGTACATATTACTACTTTACAAAGGAGATATAAATGGGTAAGTCTAAAACAACTATCCATGAACGCCAACTAACACCAGAAGAACGCCAGTTAATTGCAATGCAAGGCAGATACTTAAACTCTATTCAACCAAGTATTGATGCACTTGTAAATTACGGCACAAACAATATTAGCAATATCGTAACACCTGATTGGCAAAAATTATACAATGACCAAACAGCAGAAATGCAACAAATTAAGAGTGAATTTGCTCCTCTTAGTCAAGGCATTTTACCAGACGTATTTGCTAATGCTAAGCAAAACTACTTTAACCGTATGTATGAAAATACGATGGGTAAAAACTTAGCTAGTTTAGCTCAACGTGGTGTTGTTGATAGTTCCCGATTTAATACAACAACAAATGATATGCAGAAAAACTTTGCATCTCAAATGTCTCAAGATTATGATAATAACTTAAAAACAGCAGCTGGTTTAATGGACCAACGCATGAGATACGCATCTACACCTATTGAATACGCACAAAAAGCACATCAAGCATCCTTTGCTCCTGTACAAAATTCCTTGGCATTGGCACAAGGTCAAAACCAAGCTACAAACCAAGCATTACAAACACAAGGTCAATTAAACAACGGTAGAACATTCGCTACACAATCTTCTAGCGGTGGTTTCTTAGGTGGTGCGTTATCTTTAGCTGGTTCTATTATCGCATGCTTCCCATCTTACGTAATGGTAACAATGGCTGATGGTAGTGAACAAGCTATTGGTTCTATTCAAGAAGGCGATAAAGTTAAGACACGTCATGGTGAAGCAATCGTTTCTGAAAACAGAAACATGGGTATGCAACGTATCTTCTTACTTGTTACTAATAACCATAAACTCAGAACAACAGATACAGAAGTATTCAATACACCTGATGGTCGTAAAGAATTATCTGAACTTGCCGAAGGTGATAAAGTTGAAACTGAAAATGGTTTTGAACGTATCGAATTTATCCTTGATACAGAAGATAAAGAAGAAGTATTTGAATTAGTATTAGACACTGATGACAATATGTTCTTAGCAGAAGGTATTTACGCAGAGTCGTTCTAGGAGGCATAAATGCAAGTAATCCAAGTTAAAGATAATGACTGGCAAACGCAATTAGGCAATTTAGCTGGTATTATCGGCGGTATGATGTTCAATAACCGACTTGACCGTGGTGCTCTTCGTGAAGCTAATAATCAAGCTCAAAAAGAAGAATTAGCACGACAACAAGGTTTTACATCTGGTTTAACAAATCTTCAAGGTTTATACCAAAACCCTGAATACGCAACTAATAAAAATTTACAAAATCAAGCCATGAATATTCAAGCTGATTTAGCTGGTCGTGGTTACCGAAATGCATTCGGTTTAAACGCTGACACAATCGGTGGTGCACTTACAAACAATACTGGTGCAATTGACTACATCAAGGGTTATGGTCAAGCTAACCAAGGTTTGAGAGTACATGACCAAAACTACCAAGATTTCCCTAACTACTGGCAAGCATACGGTGGCTTAACACAAAATATTAAATAGGAGGTACTATGGCTGATTACATGGGATTATTACAGGGGTATGGTTTAACTCCTGCGGCAGCCGCTGGTATCATTGGTAACGGTATGATTGAGTCCAATATGGACCCAACTATTATCGAAGGTGGCGGTCATGCAAATGAAATTCCAGTAAATGGTACACATGGCTATGGTATTTTCCAATATACAAGTGCTGATAGACAACAAGGCTTAGCAGATTTTGCTAAGTCTTTAGGCATTTCTTCTGGTAGCCCTGAAGCACAATTCCAGTATATGTTAAAAGAGCTTGGTCCAGAGGGTATTAATACAATGAATAGTTTTGAAACCCCTGAACAAGCAGCCGTGTGGTTCCATGATAACTTTGAACGTAGTGCTGATACTGATTTATATCCTAGACAAAAAGCAGCTCGTGATGCTTTTTCACAAGCTGGTTCTCCTACGTCTATGACACGGTATCAGAACAATAACCCTCAAGCACAAAACTTTGCGTTCGATGACCCAAATGAAAAGTTAGACTGGACAAAAATTAATCAACTTATGAATTACCAAGTAGCTAGCCCTGAAGTAGAAGCCGCACGTGCTACACAAGCAGGACGTATTGCTGGCTTACGTAATTCATCTTACTTTGGTGAAATGGGTACAGCATTAAGTAAAAACAATGCAGACCAAATGAAAGCCTTAGTAAATCAAGCGGTATCTGCTGCTAATACAGCTAACAACCAACAAAAATTAACTAACGCTGGTCAATTAGCACAGATGATTGCAGATAGTCATAATAGTTCTAATAGTAAAATGTTAGCAAGCTTAGGTCAAGCATTAGGTGTTCGTTTAGACCCTATGGCTGATAGATACATGAATAACAATCAAATGGCTATGTTGAACATGAAACGTCAACAGGCAGTTGATGACCAAAACAGAGCATTTGCTCAAAAGAAAGAATTGGCTCAAATGCAATTCCAACATCAAAAAGAATTGCAAGAGTCTAAAATGGCACAAGCACTCGCTGTTGCTGGTATGCGTGCAGGTGCTAGACGTGCCGCAGGTTCTAAATTACCAGATGGTTCTTATTTAGGAGCAGATGGTCAGCCTCATTTAACAATCGCACAACAAAATAATGTTGGTAAAATCTTAGCTTCTGGACAAGAAGAATTTACAGCAGCTTCTGATGCAGACTGGTCCAAAACATCTTATGATGGTTGGAAAGGTTCTGTAGCAAATACAACACAAAGTATTATTGATAAACTGGCTCCATATGCTAATACAGTAGAAGGACAAGATGCAATATCTAAGGTATTAAGATGGCAACAATATGACCAAGATGCAAAAACAAAAGCATGGGGTACAGAAAAACAAACAGCTTATACAGGATAAAGGAGTTTAATATATGGCAAGATGGACAGACGGATTAGCTAATGCAAATGCTCAAGCCGCATATGAAAATAACTTAGCCCAATATGGTTCTGACTATATGGGTAAAGCCAGTTATGGTGGTATTCTTGACGAGACGTTAGGCAACTTTAGTTCTGGTCTTGACAGACTAGGTTCTGATATGTTAGGGTCCGTTGCATACGGACTTTCTAACATTGATGGAGATACAGCACAATGGCTCAGAGGGCAAGCCGAAGACAAAGCAAAATTTTATGCTAATCTGTCTGCTTATCGTAGTACAATGGGAGATACCGCTGACTTATCATGGGGTGAACAAGTAACAAATCCTCACTATTGGTCTGCTCAAGTAGGTAATTTCTTTGGTAATACAGTTCCTCAAGTAGCCATGGCTATTCGTACAGGTGGTGCTACAGGTGCCGCATTTAATGCTGGTAAAATAGGTGGCTTACTAGGTAGAGCTGGTTTAAGCGAAGGTTTAGCTGGTGGTGTTGCAACAGGCTTAGGCAAAGTAGCTAAATACGGTACTGAAATTGCTACTGGTGCTGGTTTAGAAAACTTACAAAATGCTGGTTCTATTTATAACGACTACCGATTTGCTGGTTATGATACAGATACAGCAGGCAGTGCATTTGAACAATCTTTAAATCAAGGTTGGGCTCCTGCCGCATTAGATTATATTGCAGACCGTGCTGGTGTTTCTGGTAAAGCTGGTATGTTAGCTAGTGCATTTGCTAAAGATGGCGGTAAACTTATTGCAAAAAGTATTCTTAGTAATGCTGTGAATAGTTCTTTAGAAGGTTATACAGAAGCATGGCAAAAAGCTATCGAAGGTCGTATTAAAGGTCAAGAAGGCTATGAAAATGTATCTATGCTTGACCCATCTACATGGACTGACGATATGTGGACATCTGCTAAGGATGCATTTAACGTATCTATGGCTGTTGGCGGTATGGGTAGTGCTGCTAGACATATTGGTAATAAGGCATTAAATAAAGCTGATGAAATGGCTGGCTTAACTGCTGATAATGATATTATCAATGATGGTTCTCAACCTCCTATTGCTGTAAATGATACACCAATGGCTGATGCTGGTATTGATATTGCATCTGATGTAAATGAAACTCCTGATATTATTAACGAAACGCCACTTGGCAATGTAGAAATTGATGACATTTCTAATGCTTCGTACTCTCCTATGATGGAAGAAAGTGGTTTCGCAACCGCTGTAAATAAAGTACTTAATAATCGTCCACCTGAAGATTATGCAGAAATGATGAATAGACTTCAAGACGAACGTGCAAATATTATGGAGTTGCATGGTGATAAACCTGCCGACCAACTTTCTCCACGTATGTTTGCAGAAAACTTTGTTAATGCTGGTTTAGAACCAAAAGCCGCACGTTTAGTATCTCGTAATTTGTACAATGATATGGTGGGTGCAAATAATAATGAGACGATTGAAGATACAAATGAAGCACCACAAGAAGAAAGTTTAGCAGATAAAGCTGATAGACTTGGCGTAATATTGACAGATGCTGAACGTGCTAATTTAGAGCGTGAAAATCCTGATAAAACATCTATTCGTGAAGTAGAACGTCGTATTGCTGATACTGAAAAGAATAACGCATACAACGAACAAATCCGTACAGTTGCTGAACATCGTCAAGCGTATAACGAAGATAGATACGCTAATTCCCCTAATAAAACATTCTTTGAAAATGAATACAAAGATAATCCTTATAAAGCACAAGACGCCGCTTATCGTGTACACAATGCAATGGAAGCACGTAAAAAAGATGCACGTAGTTCTGATATTAAAAAACAAGAACAATCTAAGAATATTCGTAACTACTTAGCTAAAGCTGGTATTAAACCTACTAACGATTATACAGCAGAAGAACTTAAAAATATTACAGAATATGCTAAGCATATGGATAATCAAGAGCGTACTTCTCAAAATGTACAAAGCTATATCCAAAACCGTGATATGGCTAAACAAGTTGAGAATGTAATTAGTACATTACCTCCTAAAGATAGCCCTGATTATTTACCAGCTAAACGTAACTTGGCACAACAACTAAGTAAACACTTAGTAACAATGGGTGTTAATGGTTTTGATGTAACTGGTCCACAATTTGAGAATGTACGTAAAATCTTGTCTACGCAAGAACGACGTATGTTGCAAGATAATATTGATGAAGCTAAACGTGCTAAAGAAGAAACACGTAGAGCAAATGCTCAACTAGCTGAACGTAAGCTACAAGATGCACAAAAGTTTATTAATAATAAACAATTAGCAGTATCTGACCGTAATATCGCATACGAAGATAAGATGATGGCAGATTATCTTAACGGTGGTAATGTTACACAAGATGGATTGTTGCGAGTGCAAAAATACTTATCACATACTGGTCGTGAAACTGGTATGAAATATAAGCAAACTATGGAAGCGTTACAACATCGTGCAAGTACTGGTGATATTATCGGTGGCAAAGAAGGTAATTATAACGTATTAGTTCAAAACCCAAATAAAAAATGGGAAGCACGTAAAGACTATACAGAAACTATTGACCATGATAATCCTACTGGCGAAGAACCTATCGTTACTCCATATGAAGAACGTAAAGCATTAAATCCTGCACAACCAAAAGAGAAAAAGAAGAAAGCTCCTTCTAAATCTCGTACAGTAGATGTAACTACCGAAGAACAAAAAGCGAAAATGCGTGATATTGACAAGTTGGCTAAGTTAAAATCTACACTTCAACAATTCGGTCAAATGAATGAAGAAGTAGCTAAACAGGCTATTGATGCTATTCCGATGGAAACTAAGTATGGTAAAGAACAAAAGCAAAAATACAGAGAGTATGTTCTTCGTCAAGCTAATGAAGATACTGGCGATATTGATTTAAGTGACGATATTCAAAAACCAGAAGACGTTGTATCTAAGCATAATGACACATTTGAGAGTATTGCAAAAGATATTCAATACATGAAAGAACATCCTTTTATGTCTTTACGTGAATACAAACGTATGTATAATGGTATTATTGCAAAACGTAACCATTTAGTACGACAAGCTCCAGCGTTTGTGGATAGTTGGAACAGTATTTTCAAAGATGTTCCTAAATATAAAGTACCTAACGTAACAGCATTAATGCAAGCTATTCGTAAAGGCGAAGTTAAAATTCCTCAAACTATTTTAAGTTCTTTCATTGACAAGCCAAATCACTTCGATGAAAACCTAGAAAAATGGTTCTTAAAAGATTACAATTTAACAGAAGTCACTAACACTAGAGATTTCGACCAAACACGTAATGCTATCATTTTGCAAGCAATGCAAAAAGCTTCTACACGTATCAAAACTATTGGTATGCAACAGCTTATGGAAGAACTAGACGACAAGAATGGCAATCATTTATTAGGTCGTTTTGTAAACCGTGCTATTCAAATGTACCCTGTTTACAGAAATAAAGATAAATATAGAAGTTTATCTGGTAAAGTCGCTGCTAAACGATTATTCCCAGAAGGTGCATCTGATTTTAGTAGCATGAATAGCCCTCTAGCTAAACGTGTATATGCTGATGTTAAGAAAATTGTACCAGCCGTAATGTCGGACCGTATCGCTAAAAATAGTAAAATACAAGAAGAACGCATGAAAGATGCTAAAACTAAGAACCAAATTCAATCTGCATTGCGTTTAGGTAATTATGTGGATGGTGTATTAAATGCACATATCCCTGACGAGCAAGGTGGTACATATGATACTAATATCAAAATGGATATTAAACTTGATGATGATTTCAATGTAGAAGCACCTATCCCTAAAGATGTAGATGTTGAAACATTCAAAGAAGCGTTAGATTATTACCTATATGATATGGGTATTCTTGTTAATGACGAAATGATGGAAGATGGCAATACAGTTAAATTTAAAGCATCTTACATACCTGAAACTGTATTTAACAACAGTGCTTATATCGCACAAGCCGCTTGGAATACATTAGGTGGTGTAGTTAGACAACACGGTCATATTATCTTAGATAATGCAAATCTTGACGAAGCAGGTCGTAAAGCATTACAAACAGAAAATAAACAAGCATGGAAACAAGCTGGGTTTGAACTTATTTCTAACGATGATACATATACTTTAGTGCCTATTGAAGAAATTCAAAAATCTGTTAAGGCTACTACTACTGAGAAATCTAAACTCAACCACGAACCTAGTGAAGTTGAAATGGGCATCATGAAAAAGGTTGCAGACCGTTCTAAAGGGTTAGGTAAACTTACAAATGAAGAAATGCGTAATATTCTAAAATCTATTATGCATGTAGTCAATGGTGACCAACAAGCGTATGTAACTGTATTAAATTACATTCGCACACATCCTAATTTAGAGATTTATGTAGCTGATAGATTAGTAAATAATGACCCACTAGGATTGAAATTCAATGGTGCATATATGCCATCTACTGGTCGATTATATATCACAAGTGATAATATCACACCAACAAATGACACGTTTGTACATGAATTATTACATAGTGCAACTGACTTTACTAAGACAGCTGACTTAAAAAATGTAGTAAATGATACATTAGACCTAATGAGAGAGGAGCTTGAAAAGGATGAAGGACTTGCAGGCGAAATATACAGAGCAGTTGGCAACGGTAAAATACTTGCATCTGTCAGCGAAAACGACCCACAATCTGTTAAAGATGTTATACAACGTGCCTCTAAAAATCTTAAAAGAGCATTCGGAGTTGTACGTAAAGATGGCTCTAATAAAAGTGAAGATAGAACAGTTTCACATCAAGGAAAATTTGGACGTAAAAACCTTGATGCACTCGCTGGAAAATCTACACAACGAACAAGAATTAGACAATTTATTCAAAGCCTCAACAATCCAGAAAGCGACACCAACAGCTTAAAATTAATTATGGGTCTAGCTCAGGCTAACCAGAACGCACATGACTTTTTAGATGTACCGCAAGCTATTATTAATAGCACTATGGACACTAAAGATAAATTATTCTTAGCAGCTATGGTAGTACCAAAACTTGGTAATAATCCACAACTAGACCAAAAATACTATTCGTTTATTAATGAAATGTTCTCCTATGGTAATACAAATGTTTTTAGTGAACAACAAATTAGAGAGCATTTCCAAGATGCTTTGGCAGATAGAAAACGTGTACAAAAAGTAGATACATTACACCAACGTAATCGTGCTACTACAACACCTGAAGCCCCTATCGAAAGAGCATTGGCTAAAATTAAACAAGATGCAGATTACTCTATCCGTAAGAATGATAGAATTGACCAAGCGGAACAAAAGTTACTAGCTGATATTATGGAACATGGCGGTGGTATTATTGAGCGTATCAACCCATCAGAAGATGGTATATCTTTTGCATGGTTCCGTAAAATGCTACAATCTCCATCATCTTTAGCACGTAAACTTGTTCCAGAATTAAAACCTATTATTAAAGCCGCTTATGTTGCCGCTCGTACAGCACGATATAAACGTAGAGAATATATCGAAGACCTTGATAAACACTTCTTATCCTTGGACGAAAAAGCTGGCGAAGACAAACAAATTAATAAACTCTTTGATGATATTGATAAACGTGGTCGTGAATTTGCACAACCAGTTGCAGTCCGTATTAATGGAGAGTTGAAATACGCTATTATTAAACCTAACGATGAATTCACAGAATTTGGTTTAGGCGATGATAAACGTATGCGTAAATTTGTTAAAGCGGAACGAGAAAAGGGTAATCATGTTTACGTAGGTATGTCTAAAGATGTATACCAAGTTATCTCCAGTAAAGATAATATTGCCGCATACAAAGATAAAGCAAATGCTAATAAAGTGGCTATTGATATGTCTAAAGCGTATGCTACGCAATTAGGTTATAGCGATAACGTATGGAATGCTTATGTTGGTGTACGTAATACACTTAATAAAATCCATAAAGATGTTAATGATAACCAAGTTGCACGTGGTAAAGAACCGTCTGCTGATTTGTGGGGTTACATTCCTCGTGAACACAAACGCTATGGTGTATATCGTATTGAAGTTAGATACAACCCAGAAACAAAAACATATGGTAAAAAATATACAGTACTAACATCTTTTGATACAGAATATCAAGCTAACAGATTTGTTGATAGCTTAACTCCTGAAAAGGGTGTAGCATATGCAACAATCCATCGTGATAGATATCAAGCAGATGCTTCTCAATCTTATGAAGGTTACTATTCCAATCTCACAGAAGAAGAAGAAAACTTAAATAAAGTATATGAGAAAATGTCTACTGAGGATGCCGCAGCATTATTCAATAAAGTACAAGGTAATTATACAGAGACTAAGAAATTCATTGACCATTTCTTAAAAGGTAAAGACAAGTCTATGACTTATGATGATTTCCAAAACTTAATTAATAACAAAGAACGAATGAAGGAAATCGGTCTTAACCCTCGTAAATTGCAACAAGAAGTAGCACAAGCTAACTTTGAAAAATTATTGAAGAAAGATAAAGACGGCGTTCTAACACATGAAAATGTAAGTGCATACTTGTATCGTAGTTCTGGTGCTCAAATGTGGAATAAACATAATCTTAAACGTGCTGGTGTTATGGGTCATAATGAAGACCACACAGCAGCTATTTACCATTATGCTATGACACAAGCGAAGTACCAAGGCAATGCTCCATTCTTAGACTTTGCTACACGCTATTACGAAGAAGCTTTTGGCGAAAACTATGAAAAGCAATATGGTCGTAATGGCACTGGTGCTAAAAATGCACGACAAGATATTGTCCATGATTATATCCAACGTGTAATCGGTGCACCAAATAAAGTAGATAAAGTCCTTAATCGTATTGGTCGTGAGTTACCATACATTGGTAATTTCATGGTTAAATACATGGGTGATAATTGGGTTACTACATTACTCAACCGTAATATGCAAGCAATGGCTGTATTTAAACTAGGTGTATTCAGACCTACAGCCGCTATCGCACAGTTTGGTACATTAGCCAACGTAGCTGCTTTAACAGGGTTTACTCCTGAATTACGTTACGCAATGAAAGAAGCTGGACGTGGTGGTAAAGATGGTAAATATGGTAAGTTATTTGATGACCTTGAAGTATATGAAGAAAATGCAAACCAAGCATCTGAATTCTTTAGCGATACACTAGACTATCGTAAATTAAAGGTTCATGGTATTAATATTGGTAAAGCATTTGATTTATCTATGAAAGGTTTCATGAAAGCCGACTCTTATACACGTAAAGTAGCCGCTATTGTAGCATACGAAAAATACTGTAAGGACCACAATATGGACCCTATGCAACCAAATAAAAATGACCCAGAAGGCTATCGCAAAGCTATGGAATACGCAAAAGATTTTGTTGTAAAAACAAACTTTGACTATAGCGATATTGATAGTCCACGATTGTTTACTCAATTTGGCACATTAGGTAAAACATTATTACAATTTAAAAAGTTCGGTGTTAAAGAAGCTGAATTCTTATTCACTGCATTTAAACGTAATGATGGTTCTATTGACTACAAAGGTTTAGGCAGATTTATGAGCATCACAATGGGTATGGCTGGTTTCATGGGCTTACCATTTATGGGTGCTGGTGATGATATGCTTAAATGGTTGACAGGCAAAGGTCTATCTGACCGTGCTAAAGACCTTGCATATGAATGGGCTGGTAATGACCAAACTAAACAAAAAATTGCCTTACTTGCTATGATGGGTGCACCATCTATGTTCGGTGTAGACTTTAGCCGTAACGTAGGTTTTGGTGATTTAACTCCAAGTAATGGTAGTGATTTATTAGGTCCTACATTATCTACATGGGGTTCTCTTGCTGACGTAGCTAGGAATAGCCACGATTGGAGAGATGTAGTTGCTGGTGTTGGTCATTCATTATCCCCACAACTTGGCAACATATACCAAGCGTATACAGGTAATATGCGTGATTGGAAAAATGCTGAAGATAAAGGTGCTTATACACCTGCTGAACGCATGATGAAGTTAATGGGCTTCAGACCTGTACGTGAGTCTGTAGAAAATGATTTAGCTTATAGATTGACTATGGCAAATCAAGAGTTAAAAGAAGGTAAAAAACAAGCAATCAATGATTTCTTGAGAGACCCTTCTGATGAAAACCGTAAACGTCTTAAAGACTTTGGTGTTACTGGCAAACAACTTAAAGATGCTAGAGACTTAAAACAAATGTCTGCTATTGACAAGGCTAATAAATACCTACCTAAGAAATCTTCTGTTGAAGCTGATAAGGTTAAGGCACAAGCTAATGTTTATAATACATTTGTTGACGGTATGTATGATAGATTGGAGGAAGAATAATGGCATTTTACACATTAAATGATATTGCGTATTTAGCCGCACACTGTAATGCGGATAAGGTTACTTTACATTGGAGTGGGGGTTCGTATGAAAATACGTCCCCTTATTACCACTTAAATATCCTAGGTGATGGTCGTGTATGGTCAGACTTTGATAGTTTTGATGTAGCTGGTAAACATACATGGCATCGTAATACAGGTAATATTGGTGTATCTATTCTGTGCTGTGCAGATGCTAGTGTAGATACAGATGGTAACGTTACATGGGGTACTGTACCACCAACTGATGCACAAGTTAATAAAATGGCTATGATTGTCAAAACCATTGCTGATGCTAAAGGTTGGGAAATTGATAAAGAACATTTCAAAACTCACAACGACTGGGCAATTATTGATGGATATTCTATCTATGACAATGACCCTGATATGCGTTGGGACTTAATCGGATTACCACAAGAAGATGGAGACGGAGGTGCTATTATTCGTGGAAAAGCTATCTGGTATCATTACCATCCTGAAGAATGTAAAGATTAAAATCTATATTATTATTTTAATTGCGTTATTTGCGTTCTGTGGGCTGTTTTATATCCTCCATAGGCAAACATACGTGGAACCATCTACACCCACCGTACAGCCTAAAATAATGAACGAGAAGGCTACTGTAGGAACTAAGACTACCATAGCTTACGTTCCAAAAGAGCGAGAATTGATTTATGTGAATAATGTGCCAACATATGTAAAAGAAGATACCGATGTAGAAGCTAATATTGAAAAGCCTGCTGTTACAGTTAAAGTAAATGGCAAGAAACAAAAATTTGATTTACAACAAAATGAAACTCAAAAGTTTGAAGATGGTAAGGTGGTATTAGACCAAAAATCTACAGTAGAGTTTGATATTAAAGTACCAGAACGCCATGAATTAAATGTATACGGTCAAGAAGAATTCCGTGCAGGTAAATTTCACAGTCAAGTTGGTGTTGATAAACAAAATGGTAAATTAGTATATGGTGCTAAATACGATATTACAGACAAAGAACCTGTATATTATGTACGTTATAACCTCGTAAAAATGTACACCAATTAAATATTTGACAAATTGATTTTTATATGTTACTATTACTATAGACATAATTATTTCCTCTTCAGCGTGGTCAGGGGGTGGGCTTGACGGCTCGCCCTCGGCTGTGCTACAATCCTCACAAACCCAGCAACGGTGCGTGCTCAGCAAAGGTGTTGACAACCGAACGCTAGGGTGCTACAATGTGAGTAGTGGTGGAGCCACAGAACTTGCTCTACCGAAAGGAGAAAACTATGGTAAAAAGAAATTTTGGTGTTTCGATGTGTGGTCGTATTGAGTATACTCGAAGAAAGCCAAGAAAAGCGTATTGTAAAAATTGTATACATTGTTTATTGACTGAACATGGTACAGAAATGTACTGCAAAAAATATAAAAGATTTAAGTCAATAAGACAATCAAAAAAAAGCCATCTTGTTTAGTAGCAAGATAGCACTCTATATGAGCAGAGGTGGACCTGTAATGTGTACGGGCGGACAACGGTCTTGAAAACCAATATAGAAGCCGACAGGGACTGACATATAGACTAAATATACCAGTTGGTATCATATCGAGATAGTCGTTGACACTGCAAGCCGACTTTAAAAAATAACAGGGGGCGGACTCACCATTCCTCAATAGGGGCTGTTGGGCACGCCCTTTTGTCGTGCACTTTCCTAGATTTTGTCCCGTCGTAGATGGCAGTCGAAACAAACTCTTGTGAGTGGTAGATAAAGCTACACCTAGGCTACCTTAGTATTAACTATGAAGTTTCGATAGTATACCAACAGTATACGTTGCTCTCATGTATATGGGGGCAATACCTCGGCACTAACTTGGGCAGTCATCAATTATAGAATACATTAGATATTCACTAATTAATATATACTACAATCAACTACGAAGTAGTTACAAACGAAGTGCGTAGTAACAGATATACAGTAGATGCTCAACATTACTACCAATAAGTGATACAGTTAATTAGGTATTCATAACTGGTGCGTTCGCAGAATATCTTCACTAGCGTTCAGATATTGATTAGTTGGTAATACACATAAGAAAAAGAAAATACGAACAAAGATATTCCTTCTTGGTATTATCTACAACTACAGCAACTAACGATGTGAGTATTTCACCTAGCGTAGCGGTTATACAGTATCAGTATTTTAGGTATTTAAAACACTACCACTTAGAACGTAATAACATTACTACAACTTGGTATATAAAACAAAGAAGAATAACATTACTCAGCGTAATATTGAATTACACTTCGTAATACATTACACTTAATAGACCCCTTTATGGGGTCCTTTTTTATTTGACAATTTAAGTAGTATATGATATAATACAAGAAAGGAGGTATAATATGGATAGAGAAAAAGTAATAAAAGATATTAAAAGTTATCATGAAAGTTTAGGTAATCAAAGTTGGTTACCATTTTATATTGATAATTGTAAAACTGGTATTAGTTTAAATACTATTTCAGACTATGAATTATATAAAATTCGTGCTTATATGGAAGATGATTATGCAGATTTATAAGGAGGAAATATGAAAGGTTTTATTAATTGTTTAAAATGTGTAATATGTGCTATGATTGCTTTTATTGTGTCAGATTTGGCTGTAAATAATCCAACGTATAATACAGAATATATAGTTAGGTTATTAGTTGTATTTTCTGTATATTTAATTACTTTTGGTATTTACTTTGAAATTAAAGGAAAATAAATATGAGTAAATATGTTATACATAAATTACCTGTAGATATTAGTGATGCTAAGCGTGAAGAATATATTCGATATATGAAAACTATAGCTAATCAACATAGTAATACATATTTTGTTTCTATATCGAAATATGGTCAATATTTAATTTCTGATACTACTAAAGCGGCAGAGCCTATATTATTATTTAAAACTATACGATTAACAGAAAGAGAATTTATCAAATCTATTAGTTGGTATGTATTACAAATATCATATGATAAAGGCACAGATGGTATGTTTATAAAAAAACTAATAATACATCTTATGTTAAATGGATTTTCAATGTCTAATGAATTTGCATACTATTATTTTAGAAGTAACGATAAAGAACCTCAA